CGTGTGTATTACTACGAGCCTGAGGTTACGAGCTATGGAGTTAAACATCCACGTACTAAGATACTAAACTATCCAGTGCAGGGCTTAGGAGCTGACTTAATGTCAATAGCTAGAGTTTCTTTACGTAATAGATTACTCAACAAAGAAGGAGTCAAACTAGTTAATACAGTTCATGATTCAATTATACTTGACTTTGATTCTAAAGTATGGGATAATATAAGTATAGTTAAAATTGTTGAGAAATGTTTTAACGATGTGCCTGATAACTTTGAGAAGTTATTCGGACATAAATTTAACCTACCTATGAGGGTCGAGTGTGAAGTAGGACCAACATGGGGTAATATGGAGACAGTCAATGTTAATTAATATTATAGATGTAGCATCACCAACAACTAATACTAACAGAAATGGTAGAGAGTATCAGTCATTAGAAGTAACATACAAAGATGACCAAGGCAGAGTAAGTAGTAAAAAGCTTATGTCTTTCTCTAACCCAGAAGTATTTAAGACAGCCCAGACATGGGAAAAAGGTGACAACGTAGACATTGCTATGCAGAAAGACGATGCAGGATACTGGCAGTGGACTAAAGTATTAGCTGATGGAGAGGTAGCACCTGCACCTACAAACGCAAGTGTAGGGGCAACCTCGACACCTGCACCAGGTGGCAAACCAACGAGAGTAACTGGAAGTAACTACGAAACTAAAGAAGAACGTGCCTTACGTCAACGTATGATTGTTAGACAAAGCTCACTATCTAATGCAGTAGCTACACTAGCAACTCATGGTAAACCATTGTCAAGTGCAGACGTAGTAACGTTAGCTAAACAGTATGAAAGTTTTGTAATGGATGGTGACTCATCCACTGCAGACTTAAACGATCTAGCAAACGACGTACCTTACTAATGGAAGCGTTAATTGACCAAGACTTAGTGTGCTTTCGCTGTGCTGCAAGTGCAGAGAATGATGACCTAGGTATAGCTAAGTACAGAGCTAGTGAATTGTTTGATCAGATACTTGAGAAGACAGGGGCTAGCTCTTACAGAGCTTTCTTGACAGGTAGTAATAACTTTAGGAAACTAATCTATCCTGAGTACAAAGCTAACAGAACGGCTCCAAAGCCTAAACACTTAGAAGATCTTAGAGCATGGAGTGTTGCTGAGCTGAATGCTGAGGTAGCAGATGAAGGACTAGAAGCAGATGATATGCTTGGTATCTATCAAACAGATAGTACCATCATATGCAGTCTAGATAAAGACTTGTTACAGATACCTGGAAGACACTTCTCTTGGGAGATTAATGGTAAAGGATGGACGAGACCTGATACTTTTGTTGAACAAACAGAACTAGAGGGTCTTCGTTTATTCTATGAACAGTGTATCAAAGGAGATCGTAGTGACAATATCAAAGGCATTCACGGCATGGGGGAGAAGAAAGCTAAAGTACTTCTTGCTGATGCAAAAACAGAAAAAGAAATGATCAATATAGTAAGACATGCCTATGGTAATGATGAAGAATTTCTAATGAACGCTAGTTGCTTATGGATCCTTCGTGATGATAGACAGAAATACAAGGAAAGATATGCCAACATTTAAAAGTAAGTTCGAAGCTGCTGTTTGGAAAGAGCTTCGAGCTCACTATAAATCAGTTAAGTATGAGCCTGATAAACATGCTTACATACAACCAGTGATACATCGTAAGTATATACCAGACTTTAAGATGGCTCGTAATGTTTACATAGAAGCTAAGGGTAAGCTAGACTTAGCTACAAGACAGAAGATGGTGTGGTTTAAAGAGTCCAATCCACATATAACTATTATCTTTTTATTTATGAATGCAAGCAATAAGATTACCAAGCGTAGTAAAACTACATACGCTCAGTGGGCTGAGAAGAATGGTTTCTTATGGCTAGATTATAGGAGTGATTGGCTTAGTGATTATAAAAAATTTAAAAAAAAATAAAGATGGTTCTTATGACTTTGACTTCTCAGTATCTAATGATGAAGCTGAAGCCTTAATGGACTTTGCAATACGTGAGTTAATTAGAGAAGGTGCAATCAGTGTATCAGGAGAGAGTGAAGAAGATATGGAGTTCGCCTTTGCAAAAGAGAATGAGGAAGGTACATTACAATGAAACATTTAGTTATACCAGATTGCCAGGTTAAGCCTGGTGCTTCTGTTAAATACTTAGAGAACATTGGTAAGTATATAGCAGAGAAACAACCTGAAGTTATAGTCTGTATAGGTGACTTTGCTGATATGCCTAGCTTATCATCCTATGATACAGGTAAGAAGTCCTTTGAAGGACGTACATACAAAGCAGATATTAATGCAGTACATAAAGGTATGGAAGCTTTGCTAGGTCCTATGAAAAAACTACAGGCTAGACAAGCTAAAGCTAAGAAGAAACAATATAAACCTAGAATGATACTTACTCTAGGTAACCACGAAGATCGTATCACACGAGCTGTAGAGTATGATCGTAAGTTAGAAGATTTAATTACTTTAGAGGACTTAAAATATGAACACTTTGGTTGGGAAGTTTATGATTTCCTTGATGTTGTTGTGGTCGATGGGGTTGCTTACAGTCATTATTTTGCATCAGGTGTTATGGGCAGACCAGTCACATCAGCTCAAGCTCTCATTACTAAGAANCACATGTCATGTTTCGCAGGACANCAACAAGGTAGACAAATCGCTTACTCAAGAAAGGCTGATGGTTCAGAGATCACTGCTATAATTGCAGGTAGTTGCTATGAACACAACGAAGACTATCTAAATATACAGGGTAATCAACATTGGAGAGGCTTCTATGTATTACATGAAGTACAGAATGGTAGCTTTGATGAGATGGCAGTCTCATTAAATTACGTAAATACTAAATATAAGGTTGACAAAAGAAAGTGAGTGTGGTATAATAATGGTACAAGCTACAGAAAAGCAAGTAAGTGGTAATCATTACAAAGACTTTAACATACAACCTGTAGAGTTTATCAATGCTAACGGCATAGGTTACTTAGAAGGTAATGTAATAAAGTATGTGTGTAGATGGAGAAAGAAGAACGGACTAGAAGATCTAGATAAAGCAATACACTATCTAGAGTTATTAAAGGAATTATATAATGACACAGTTTGAGCAAGCCAAGTTTAATTCAAAGGCTAACAACAAAAAGTTTGAAGATAATTATGATAGAATCTTCAAAAAGAAAGCAGAAGAAACTAAAAAGGTGGAGAAGAAATAATGGCATTAACATTCAGTGAACTCATTGAAGAGCTTTATAACGTAGATGAGATTACTCTCATGGAGATGATACATATAACTTCTGAGGATTTAGTTAAAGCATTTTTAGATAGGGTCGAGGAGAACCAAGAGGAGCTCCGAGAATTAGTTCAAGATAGTAAAGAAGGGTTTGATTTTTATGACTACAACGATAGATAAAGAGTTACCTACCTTATACCAACAGGTAATACACTCATCAAGATACGCAAGATATATACCAGAAAANAATAGAAGAGAAACATGGGGTGAGACAGTCGACAGACTAGTATCTTATCTTAAAACAAAGACACCACAATTAGAAAAAGACATAGAAGAATTGCGTACAGCAGTACTCAATCTAGAAGTTATGCCATCAATGAGGCTGTTAATGACAGCAGGTGAGGCATGTGAAAGAGATAACATAGCAGCTTATAACTGTAGTTATCTAGCAGTAAACAATAAAAGAGCTTTCTCAGAAGCTCTATATATACTAATGAATGGTACAGGTGTAGGCTTTAGTTGTGAAAGACAAGAGACTAATAGACTACCTGCAGTACCTGACAAAGTAGAATTATGTGATGATGTCATAGTCGTAGAAGATAGCAAGTTAGGATGGGCGAAAGCCTTTAAGAAACTTATCTCACACTTGTATGAGGGTGATATACCTAACTTTGACTTTACTAAAGTAAGACCTGCAGGTGCTAGACTCAAGACCTTTGGGGGAAGAGCATCTGGACCAGAACCTTTGAAACAACTATTTGATTTTGTAATAGAAACTTTCAAGCAGGCTAAGGGTCGTAAGCTTTCATCTATCGAAGTTCATGACATCATGTGTATGATAGGACAGATCGTCGTGGTCGGTGGAGTACGTCGGTCTGCTCTTATCTCTTTATCTAACTTGACTGATCGCAGAATGCGTGAAGCTAAAATGGGAGCATGGTATAATGACAATCCACACAGAGGTCTTGCAAATAACTCCGTTGCCTACACAGAAACACCTGACAGTGAGACTTTCATGGAAGAATGGTTATCTCTGGTCAAGTCTAAATCAGGTGAGCGAGGAATGTTTAATAGAGTTGCTGCACAAGATCAAGCCGCTAAGTGGGGACGAAGAGATCCAAATCTTAGCTACGGAACGAACCCTTGTTCAGAAATTATCCTCCGTGATAAACAGTTCTGTAACCTTACAGAAGTTGTTGTCAGGGCAAACGATACAGAAGACTCATTAAAACGTAAGATTAGATTAGCTACNTTACTAGGTACTATACAATCTACAATGACAGAGTTTAAGTTCTTATCACAAGAATGGAAACAGAATACAGAAGAAGAAAGACTACTAGGTGTATCATTAACAGGCATCATGGATGCTAAGATTACTAATGATCCTGATCCTAAGATGTTAGAAAGGTTAAGAGATGAAGCAAGGAAGACCAATGANAAGTATGCTGAGATCCTTGAAGTACCAGTATCAGCATCTATTACTTGTGTTAAACCNAGTGGTACAGTCTCTCAGTTGGTGGACTCTGCTAGTGGCATTCATGCTCGTCATAACAGTCAGTATATACGAACTATTCGTATGGATAAAAAAGATCCTATTACTGATTTTCTTATAGCAGCAGGAGTAAGTCATGAAGATTGTCAAATGAATCCAAGATCTACATCTATCTTTAGTTTCCCGATCAGGGCCCCTAAAGGAGCACTGACTCGGGATAGCAAGACAGCAATGGAACAGTTAGAGTTATGGTTAACCTATCAAAGACATTGGTGTGAACACAAACCTTCCGTTACTATATCAGTTAAAGATAAAGAATGGGTAGAGGTAGGTGCATGGGTATGGAAACACTTTGATGAAATTAGTGGTGTATCATTCTTACCACATAGTGACCATACATATCCACAAGCTCCATATCAAGATGCTACAGTAGATGAAGTTAAAGNATTAGAAAAGGTTACTCCTACTAAGTTAGACTGGAGTGTATTCATAGAACAAGATGATAATACGACAGGTGCACAAGAACTTGCGTGTTCATCAGGAAGTTGTGAGATAATCTAATGGTAACTACATTACAATTAATATGTGGTATGCAAGTAGGTATAGAATTTACTGAAGCAGAAGTAGATGAGAAAGTAATAGGCTATTGCTTAATAGATTTATTACTAATAAGATTACAAATAGCTTGGTTTAAAGAATGAAAGTGTGTGTTGTAGGTAGCAGAAGCCTTACTTCTGCAGATAAGGTACTGCCGATTATTGATAAGTTTGTAACAGAGCTCCCTTCCTCTAACGTTACGTTCTTAATAGGTAGTGCTAAAGGTGTTGATCCTCTATCAAAACATTATGCCCACTCCCACGGGCATGATGTGGTAGAGTTCTTACCATACCATTTACTAGACAGCAGTGTAGAGTTTAACAGTAAGTACTTCTTTATACGTACTAAACAGATGTTAGACAATGCAGATGCAGTCCTAGCAATATGGGATACTAAAAGCAAAGGCACTCACTATGC